AGTGTAATGGACTTCGTGGCAAGGTTCACCTACTGGCAGCTGGCGATGTAGCGACGGCAGCCGCGTGGAATGTAATCACGAATGACGTGATTGATACGCGAGCCGTACTCGCCAACGTCAAAAGCACAACGCTGACAACAACGACAACAACAACGGTCACAACTGCTGGAACATTCTACGACATTAGTGGATTGACAATCAGCATCACGCCAACGTCGGCAACCAGCAAGATCATGATCTGGGCGCAAATCTATGGTGGACTCGGAACCGACAACGTGCTAGGGGTCAGACTTGTTCGCGACTCTACGCCAATCGGTATCGCAACCGCTGTAAGCGCTCGTCAGGCCGGATCGACTGGCGCTTACTACGGGAGCGCAGCGATGACCACAACACCATCTCACTTTCCGCTTCCAATGCAGTTTCTAGACTCGCCAGCGACTACATCAGCACTCACGTACAAAGTCCAAGTATCCTCAAACACAAACGGAACCGTCGTCTACATCAACCGCTCAAACAATGATGGCGACTCGCCCGCACAAGTACGCGCAACCAGCACAATCACCGTGATGGAAGTACCCGTCTAACCCAAGCACTCCGGGGCGTGTGTCGAGTCGCAACCAACCCGGCGCAAGACGCTAGGTTAGATGTGGTACCCGTAGACGCTGACGCTACCGCCCATAGTGGTACTCGCCACGCTTGGTAGAAGCGTGAAGCCGGTATGGCTTCCAGTGTTTGCAAATAGACCGTTGAGAGCGTGTCCAAAGTACACTCCAGCAGTTGTATAGCCGCCAAATCCAGTCCCGGTCATGTGAGTGAAGTCTGTAAGGAACGGGCTTATGATGTCAAGTTCTAATGACGCTCCGGCAACGGTCGAAGAAATAAAAGACAAAGCCCATGAAGTGTCGTTTTGGGCACTGGCGGTGTTTGCTGCGTTTCCCGTTGAAAGCCCATTCTTGATCCAGAAATATGAAGCCGTAATCACGTTTGTGCCAAGTCGGAAAAGGATAGCGTTACCCGCAGTCGTCGCGGTCAGCCCCTTGAATACTAGACGATAGTTATCGTAGGACGCGGAGAAACAGTTGGTGATTGTTTGGGGTGATGCGTTCGTTGCCGTGATGGTTGTCGTGCTGATCCAAGTCAGACCAGCCGTGTTGATCCGCGACTCGTGATCGATCACATCATTCGTGAGCACATTCCACGCGGCTGCCGTCGCTACATCGCCAGCTGCCACGGTTCCCGGGGTTACATAAGCCATGAGTCTATTCTACCTGCCTCTAGAGTCCGAATGTCGACGTGCCAATGATACTGAACGGGTAGGCTGCCGCGACAGCCGTACCCGAAGTGACGGTGCCGCCAGCCCAGACCATCGCAGCCGTGTCCGTTGACGCGAGTGAGAACGTGACCTTATGCGTCATCGGTCGCATCTCGTTGCGAATGCCGATGATCTGCACGTTCTTCGAGATCCGAGCGCCGATCCTGTTCGGCTGGTACTCCAACAAGATGATGTCGGCGATCTCGAGCGCGAGAACCTTCGACTGGTCAGCCGTGCCGAGTCCAGCCAACTCAACCGTCATCGTGTCGAAACGCAGGTCTGGCTCGTCATACTTGCCGACAAGGTATTGGGATAGCGCGAGCGCGTTCGCGTCCGTGTCGATCAGCAACCCGTTATAGTCCAGCGAAGTAATTCCGTACTCACTCTGCGACGCTGATCCGGCAGCCGTCTGGATCGATCCGCCTAGCCGTGCGATGTTAACGCGGTTATACAGCAGCTCGGTGCCGTATGAAACAGTAATGTCCGTGTAGGGAATCGTGGTTCCGCCGGCGTCCGAGAATGTCACGGTGCCGATCGTCGCGCCGGAGTTGCGATTCTTGAACGTCACCGCATTCGTCTTCGACATGAAGAGCTGTCCCGGCTCGCTCGCTTCGATCAGCTGCAAGTAACCAAGCGCGTCCGTGCCGGCATCTACCACGTCCGCCTGTAGCGTCTGCGCGCCCGTGTCAATGTTCCGCAACGTTGCAGGCCAGTCGATCTCGCTGCGGTTCAAGATTGCCGCGATACGCGCGCCCGACGTCTGACTTGTTGCCGTGTGCGCTGCGATCTGCTGACCACCAAACGTGATGAATCCATCAGCGGCAACCGCGCCAGCCGTGGACTCGCCGCTCACGTTGTAATCCAAGCCCCAGTCTTCGATGATGCCGGTGAATTGGACTGCCGTCGAGGCGCCCGTGATCGTCGAGATCGTCACGTTGCGGCGCGGCTTGATATCCGGGTAGTACGGACTCGACGTGTAGAACGGATCGAACGCGCGGTCCTGATTGTTGAAGGTGATGTTGGCAACGCCAGTCTGGTAACGATCCAACTCGCGCGACCTACCACGCGTGATCGACACCGAGCGCACGCGAGTCGTCACGTCATAGTTCAGCGTTCCACCGAAGCGGTATTCGGTGTTGTCGAAGATGCTCTGCGGATTCGCAGCTATAGCCTCGATCGTATTCGTCGCCGTACCCGAACCGAACAGAAAAAACGGGCCACCCTGACTCGACGTGTCAAAGCCGATCTGGACTAGCAGGCTCGGCGTCGCCACCTAGTTCTTCCTTAGGTTGCGAGTCTGCGTGCCACCGTTCGTCGAGACGCCAGCCGATGTGGCTTGAATCTGCGGACCAGCGAACACTTGCCCGTTGCGCTTCTCGAATTTCTTGATGCTCTCGACGATCGTGCGACCGAGCTCGTCGGGATTTGTCCCCAGCCCCGCGTTGATCACCAGATTGTAAGTCGTCCCGCCACCACCACCGAGCGCGTCGCGCATGATCCCCATCGCCTCACTCGACCCCAGCGGAATGACCGCCTCGCGACCAGCCTCACCAGCGGTGAACACCTGACGCTTCAAGATGCCGCCGGCAGCCATGCGGATCGGCTCGGGATTCTTCTTGTCGTAGGCATCCATGATCTCATCGATACGCTTCTGCTCGGCAGGCGTGATCTTCGTGCCGCCATCCGAATCCTTCGTGCGACGCGCATCACGAGCAGTCTTCAACCTAGCATCACGCGCAGACTTCCACTCAGCATGAGCCGCACGCGCAGCATCACCCGCCGGCGTACCAGGCACCGGAGTAATCGGACGACCACCAGCCGCCGTGACGACGCTCTGAATATCCTTCGCCGCATTCGTGATCTCGGTCAGGGAGGCAGCGAATCCGTCGGCGAACGCGATACCAAGCTCGGCGCCACGATTCGCACCGATGATCGCGTCCAGGTTAGTGCTGAAAGTCGTGGCGCTAATCTCGCCACGATTGAACGACGCGATCAGATCATCGATCGCGCGCTGATTCGCCGACTGCTGCTGCGCGACACTATCCTCCAAGCGCGTAGCCTCCTGCTGCAACAAGAAATCGTTGAGATCCTGCTGCGCCTGTTTCTTCTCATCATCAGTCTGCGCTATAGCAAGCGCCGACTCTAGCCGCGCTTTCTCGCGAGCAGCCGCATCAGCTTTCTGCTGCGCGCGAATAGCCGCCGCCTGCTTCGCCTCCGGTGACGAGGTACCCGTGATCTCTGACAGCATCCCGCCGAGAGTGCCGCCAAGCCCAGCAAGTCCCTGACGGGCAGCGGTAACGGCTTCGCGCACCGTCTTCGTGATGACACCAACGAAGACTGGACGACTCCTAGTCACCGCATTTATTACCGATTGAGACAAGAATGTGTTGAGCTTGCCCGGAAGTGGAAGCAATCCCTCAACGATGCCGGTGATTAGTTCCGTCGCCAGCGTTGTACCGCTGACCCGAAACGTAAACTTCAACACCTCAAACGCCGTACCAAAAACATCAGACAGCGACGAGCCAACACTCTTGCGCCCCTCAGACGTAAGCGTGGAAACGAGAGCTTTGACAAGATCGCGACCAGCCTGCCTTGCCCTGCCTTCCAAGCCCGTGAAAAACTTGTCAAACTGCTCGCGTCCCGCCAGCGTAAATGTGATCGTCCCAGTCGTGTTTACCGAGGTCTTTGATTTTGTCCACCAGTCATAAAGATTGGTAAAAGTATTGCCGGCTGCATCGCTCAACTTCTCGACGACGAACCGCACCTTGCCCTCGAACGTCGGGCGCGCGGAAAACTGGCGCACGAAGTCGAGCAGCGACCTCGTGGCACGCGACAAGTACGGGATAAATACCGTGACCAGTTCGGCAGCCGTATTGCGGAAAGTCTCCTTCAGAATGTTCAGCTGCCCCGGCAAAGTCTGACCCGCCGCCTTCGCACTCCCACCAAACTGCGTCTCGAGTTCTTTCAGAATCATCTTCTGCGCGCCCATGACGTTGCCAGAATCGACCAGCGCCTTGATCGTGTCTTTCTGCGACGCGGTAAACTGCACGCCAGCACGCGACAACGCTCCGACTCCCTTGACAGGATCGTTCAGCGCCTTACCGACGAGGATTGCAGACGAGCTCAGATCCTTACCCATCGCAACCGACAGGTTCGTCATCGCCAGCGTAGCCTGGTCGAAGATGTTATTGCCCTTGCCGGTCTCGTTTCGGATCTTCGTGAACGTCAGCAGCAAGTTCTGACCAGACTGGATCGCCTCGTCATCAACTCCCGACAACTTCATCAGGCTCTCAGACATCGTGGTGATCTGCTTACTCGTCACGTTCGCAGCGCCACCCGTCGACTTCAGCACCGCGCCTGTCTGTGCCAATACCTTCTGCGCGCCCATGAACTCGTCGACGCCGATCTTCAGCGTGGCCACCAGACCGCCAAGCGCAGCTGCTCCGCCAACGATGGCAGCCATCTTGCCAAACTTGCGGAGACCGCTAGTGCCTTGCGAGAGTCCGCGCGATAGACCAGAGGTATCAACGCCAATCGGAATTACAATAGCCATGAGTCTATTCTACCGTTAGCGGAGCATACGATTGATCTGCTTCTCCATGTCCTCTACGCTGCGCTCAATCGATGCGACTATCTGCGGCTTGTGCTTCTCGGCAGTCGGCCACATTACGCGCGAAGGTCCACCGTAACCTTTGATCCCCAGACTCCGATCCAACCTATTGCCAGAGTTCTTTCTGCCAGCCATGTCAAACGCCTCGGTGGCACCGTTAGTGGATCGCACACTAATCAGCAGCGCCTTCCCCTTCATGCCGCGCTCCCTCTTTGACCTGACGCCCACGCGCACGCCACCCTTAGCCTTCCCGTACTCCCAGTAAGGTAGACCAGCGGCACCGCTGCGACCCGCCTCGATCCTGCCACGTCGCGCGCTCGACTGCTTCGGAGGTACCCAGTTGGATAGGGGAGTCTTCGGCAGATTAGACTTGATAGCCGACACGATCGGCTTCACGTCGCCCTTCAAGCGTTTCACGGCTTCTTTCTTCAGCAGCGGATCGATCTTCTGGAGAGTGTTCAGCGCACCACTCAGACCGGGCAATTGCTTGGTGGCCATACCGTCAGTCTACCGGTTCGCATGAACGCTTCGCCAGCGAATATAGCCCAGCATCGTCCAGAGCATCCGCTCAGACTCCAGCATCAGCACACTAGGCGCGATGCCTGTCTCTACGGCGAGACTGGCGATGAGCCAATGGCTGGAGGACTCTCCAAAGGGACAAGCGTCGTTTCCTCAGCACCCTCAATATCGTCCAGCGTCGCGACCCAATCCATAAAGTCCAAAGTCGTCGCGCCCGTACGATGCTGCGAATGCCACGCCAGCCACACGAAGTCGCGAGCAAAGATCGAATCGCCACCCATCGTCGATGACGGACGCTCGAAGCGATCCTCCCACGCAACGATGTCAACCAGCGCGGCACGGACGACGATAGCGTCCTTGCCTGTCTCTTTGATCTTGAATTGTAGTTCCATGTCCAGCCCTCCCTGGGCGTAGAGGTTACGCGGTCAGACTACGTGGTGGCCTTCGTGACGGTTCCCGACACCGGCCACGACACGTCAACCGTGTTCAGCTCGCCGACAGCACCGTTGACGGGACTCCAGCCAGTCACCAGAACCGTAGCGGTGTAGCTCGGGTTCGTGGTCGAGACTGCCGTGCCGTTCGGCTTGACGACGACCGAAGTCGTGCTGCCGATCAGAGGGTAGACAAGACCTTCGATGGCGCTGTAATCGTTGTGCATCGAAAGCGAGATCGTCGTGTCGAGCAGGCCACCGACGCGCGTCTTGCCGTTGCCGGGACCGAACGCAGTCGTTTCCACCTCGTCGACCGAAGTCTCGATCTGGACGCTGGCAACATTTGCCGACACGTCGGTGCCGCCAATCGTAATGTTGCTGTTGGTCAATACGAGTTTCGCCATTTGGTTACTCCTCCTCGGAGTCGATCGCGTCGGGTTGTAGTGTCATTGTAGACGACGATTCTGCGGCTTTGACAATCACGCGCCCAGACTCGATCATCACGTCCAAGCGATCAACGTCGGATGCTTTGACCTCTTGCCCCTCGGTCTTGCCGGCAACAATAAAGCCGGGTGCCACGATAAACTTTGCCATCGTCAAACTCCTAAGTGTAGACCAGGACGCGAAACTCAACCATGAGATACAGCGTGTCGTTGCCGTCGATCGTGCCGATCGTGCCAGCCGACTCTACGATGCAAGTCTGGACGACACCACCGAGCGTAGTGTCCGCTTCGATGGCGGCACGAATGCCACCCGAGCCGTAGCCGAGGTAGGTGTCGAGCAGGTCTTCAGCAGCGCGCTCGGACGCGCGCCCGACGACGACGGTCAGCGTGTAGGTCTGAAGAATCGACCCCGCGCCCATAGCGCCGTGATAGTCGATCGACTGGAGCGTGGGGAAAGCGAAAGGAACATGAAGCTGATCCGGTTGCCGATCGTAAGTCCGCAAGCCCGTAATCGTCGCGGCAGCTGTAGCCAGCGCCGTCTTGACCTGCCCGACCGTGGCGGTCAACGGAACAGCCGCATCTTTTTATACGGCTCAACTAGCATCTGAACGTCAGGATCTAGGAAGCGGCTGACGCGCACCACGCCGAAATCTCCGAATCCAGCCACACCGAGAGGGGAGTCAAATCTCTTGAAATGACGAGCGGCTTGGAGAATCGTAGCCTGCTCGATCGCCTTCGGCACCGCAGGCCATCCGAAGACTGCCGTGACCTTCACGAGTGCCTGCTCACCAAAGCTGGCGCTGACCATTGGAAACGCAAAATCGCCAACTGCGCGGATTCGGTCGAATGCCCAGGGGATGCCATCGAGGTTGGCATTTAGCGGCTCAAGTTGATAGTCGGTCACGGTGAAGGTAACGTCAAAGATGCCGTCTGCTTGCGTCGATGTCTGGATCGTGATCGCCGTTCCCGCAATGTCATCGACGGGACAATAGAGCGGATCTGGTGCCGTGAATAGCCGCGTTGCTGTACCGACCGAGTAAAAGTTTCGCATGCAATATCCATCGATCAATCGGCTGGCGGCATCAACGCTATTCTCGATCAAAGTGTCGTCGGTAGAATCAGAAATACGAAGAGCGGCCTTTACGGCAGCAAGAGTCGTGTACCCATTTGTAATCGCCATGGTAGTAGTCTACAGCGCCGCAGCGGCGGCTTCCCTTACTCGCGCCCAGTATTCCGTCTTGGCGGCACTTATCTTGGCGCGGTGTTCGGGTGTGCGGGGTGGCATCTTCTTACCAATCTGAACAGCGCTAATCTTTGCCCGAGACTCGTCGGAGTGTTTCATACCCGTATGCGCGCGGCTAATTTTTGCGCGATGCTCGCTGGTAAGTGGTTTCCTTTTCTTCCCAGTCTGAGCAGCACTCAGTTTGGCGCAGTGTTCGGAGGACAGTTTCTTTCCTGTCTTGGCGGCGCTAATTGCGGCGCGTGTCTCGGGTGTGTGTGGTCGGCGTATCCTTTGCTTCGCGGCGGCACTCATATTGGCGCGCGTCTCTGCCGAGTGTTTGACTCCCAGACAACTACCCGCCACCGGCGCGATATTTGCACACTTATCATCTTGGCAATGCTCGTCGAGTAGACATTGTTCGCGATCAAGTATTTCGTTAGTCGGATAGCGCCCAAGAATCGTGAATGTGAATTGTCGGTACTTGCCATAGACTCGCTGCACGATAATGTTGCAGTGAGAGCCGCGTTCCAATTCCCTGCGATGCTGACGCTCGCGCTGCTTCAGGTCGGACGCGCTGCCAACATAAAACCAACCATTCCCGAGGTCAATCCGGTAGACGCCAGACTTCAATACCTCGGCTGCGTCTTCTGTCCCCATCTCTATATTTTACAGCGCCGTAGATAGGTTATCGCCGTGGAACCGGTAGACCCATGTCACGAACGGGACGCAGACGAAGCGAGCGCCAGCGTCGAGCGCGCGTATCCAGAAATCCCAGTCCTCGAATCCGTGCGCCGCGTCCGTGCGCCAACCGAGCTCGCTGCACAGTTCCGTGCGGATCAGGGTGGTAGCCGGGATGTAGTTGGCAGCGCGCAGCCGGTCGGCGTCGAAGGGCGCGGAGGGATTCCAGCCACCTCGCCCAGTCACGTCGCAGTAGGAATACACCACGTCAGCGTCAGTCTGGCCGGCAAGCAGCTCCAGATGGCGCGGCAGCATCAGATCATCATCGGCCAATTGCGCTACCCATTCGGCACCAGTCGCAACGGCAGCGGGTAGCATCGCGTTCAGACACGCTGCCGGACCGATCCGCTGATAGTCCAAATGGATGATGTGCGCGACGGGCTGGAGCGTCTGCGTCATAACCGATGCGACGCACTCGGCTCGAAGATCAACCCGGCTCGGAAGGCTCGGCGTGACAACAACTACGCCCATAGCCGCCGCGTGTCCGCCTGCCGATCCTTCAATCCAGCCCAACGCTCCCAGACGGACTCGGATAGAACGCTGGCAGAATACTCCGCCGGCAGACTACGATCCTTGCTGGTGTTCGATCCAAGCAATCGAGCCGGTGATCCGGCCACCTTCGCAAACGGATCAACATCCTTGACCACGCTGCTGTTCAATCCGACCATTGCCCTCTCGCCAATGATGATCCACGGATGAGTAACGACGCCCTGCCCGAAGGTTGCCTCGTCATCAATGATCGTGAAGCCGCCGAGGATACTGAAACTACCCATCGTGACGCCGCGTCCAAGTTGCGAATCGTGCGCGATATGCGCGCCAGCCATCAGCAGCGAATCGCCGCCAACAATCGTCGGGCGCACGATGCCCTGGTGGACTTGAGCAAACTCGCGCACGCACGCACAATCGCCAATCGTTACGCCTTCGGCGCGATGCTTGGAGTCGAGCGAGCAGGGATACGATCCGCGATGCTGCGCGGGCGCTCCAATCACCGCATACGCACCGATGTAGACGCGATTACCAATCGCCAACGGTCCCGTCAGGATTGCCGTGTCGGCGATCTCGCAGCCTTCGCCGATCGTGACCGAGCCGTGTGTCTCGTCAATAATCATGCCGCCACCTGGTCGTGGGGGGATTCGATGCGGACGATATTGGGGACGGTGGTTGGGTGCAGAGTCTCGCTGGCAGCGTGCAGAGGCTCATCCATTCGGTCGCCCCGGCGCCGAGGCATACCTACCCGCACGCGATCGGGATAGAGGGCGCTGGCAATTGAGAACATATCTCGCGGCGATCCAGGCGCGACCGCATACCGTCCCGAAGGTAGCACCGCCGCCCAGAGCAGGAGTGCCAGAGCCTCGTTCAGCGAGACAAAGTAACGCTCGCACATTGTGACCGGAATTGGATCGGAGTCTGGCAGCGCCTTCCATATCTCAAAGACGTTGCCGGACGACTCGGGAACATTGTAAAAGCGTGCCACGCTGCCGCCGGCGTTGAGCGTAATGCGTTCAGCCACTAACTTAGTTGCCCCATAGGCGGTTTCTGGGTCGCACGACTTACAGGTGCTGGCGGTGATTACGAGCGCGCTAGTCGAGCGCACCACATTCGCGGTGCCAGTAATGTTTACGGTCGCAGCGTCGAGCGGGTCGATCTCTCCGTCTGGCGCGTGCTTGGCACCCGCAAGATGAAATACCAGCGTAGGCTTGACCCGCGCCATCACGCCGGTGAGCATGATGCGGTTCGTCACGTCACAATCGGCGATATCTGTTCCGATCGTAGACACGCCGGAATCATTGAGCAGCTGCGTGATCGCTGATCCGATGCTGCCATCCGCCCCGGTGACCAGCACGCGATGACTTTGCAACTCGCGCAGCGGCGTTTCTATTTCTGGTGGATGCTCTGGCCGTCCGAGGATGGCTTCGATACTTAGGGAAGTGGTCACTCGCTGCCGCCTTCGTGCCATGAGTTCGCAAGCCTAGTCGCCAGTCTCCAGTCAGCCTCGGATGGCAACTCGTCATCGGCAAGACCATCCCAGCGTTCGTCAAAGTATCCCGCGTTGGCTGCGTGTGTTCGCGCATTGTGCGCCTTCAGATTCGGCGACGCTTCGATCGTGCTGGAGTTGTCGTGCTGAACGTGCGCCGACGATCCGGCGAAGCCGATGCCGCAGACCTGGGCGCGGCGTTGCCAGTCCATGTCTTCGCAATATGCTGGGTAGAATCGCTCACAGAACAAGCCGACCTCGGAGATGGCGCGGCTGCTGATCCATGTGCAGCACCATCGCGGGTTCCCGGCTTGGAGAACGTCTACACCGTCAGTCTCGCCGGCGAACACCGAGAACCCGCCATCCGCGAAGTACGCATCCGAGTTCAGCAGCAACCAGCCATCTGATTCTGGTGTTGCCTTTATACCTAGATTCCAACTCGTCGCCACGCCGAGATTCGATGGCATCGTCAGCAGATACGTCTTATCAATGCCTTCCATCTGCCCTTCGGTCTGCCACATTCGGAGATCATCGTCACCGAGTCCGTCACCGTTATCGATGATGACGAGGCGCTCGACTTCGCCGAGACTACCGATCGCACGCTCCAACAAGTCATACCGATTCAAGACCGGGATGATGACGGTGGCTAGTCCGCTCATGCCGCGGCTGGGTCCCACGCGGCAAGCTGCTTCAACGCGGGACGCCAATACTTCGCGTAGACAAGATCCGCATCGTAGTCGGCAGCGAAGTCGATAGCCTGTTGGCTCGGTTCGCGTTCGGCAGCGTACGCTTCCTCTAGCGCGTCCACGATGCGCGGGATCATTGGCGTGGCGAACCACGCGTCCTGGTACGGGTCCCAGAGTGGTTGCACGTCTACGGCCCAGCCATCGCCGACGAGTTCACTCTGTGCAGTCCAGTCGCTCACGATAACGCGCGTACCGCATGCCTGCGCTTCCACTACAGGCACGCCGAAGCCCTCGCCAGCCGATGTAGCCAGCAGCACGTCGGCGGCGCTGTAGAGCGACGCTAGAGCCTGCTGTGGCAGGTTCATCCGGTAGAGGTACTGATCGACGAAGCAGACCTGATTCTCGGGGATACCGCACCCGCGGATGAGAGCGCGCAAGTCTACGCCCGTCGCGATCGCCGACGCCTCGGTGTGCAGGTAAAGCATCGCGTCGGGATGCTTGCCGGCGAAGATTGAAAACGCGAGCAGGTTCTCCCCGAAGCACTTGCGGACTGGCGTCCTGCCCTTGTTCGCGGAGTTCATCATCACGACGAAACGATCGTCATCCACACCCATCAGCTGACGACCCGTGACAGTCGTTCCGTCCGCATCCGCAAACGATGGTGTCGGCTTGAACACCGGCTCGATAGCGTGCGGAACGTAGATCGACTCGATACCATCGTCAGCCATCATACGCTCAGCGAATCGACTCATCGCGATCGGCTTCACGTTCGGACGCTTCAACCATTGCAAGACCTTCGGTGGTGCGGGTTGGTGATCGATTGGCGCCCACGCGGCGATCTTCGGGATCTGCTTTATGCCGGGATTCTCTAGCGCCCACACGTCAAACAAGATCACGACGAGGCTGGGGAGCTCGGTGCCGTGCGCCCAATGCTGCGCGTGCGCGTTGAGGATATCGTCAGAGTATCCGCTGACACCCGTCGGATACATCTTCACGCCACCATTCCACGTAGTCTCCGCGCCTTGCAGACCATAGTTGCAGGCGATCGCGACTTCGTGCTGGTCGCGCGTTAGCCGCGTTACGACCTGTGCTGTCTGCACGCCGTAACCCGTAGCAGCGAAGGGAGCGTTAGACGCCCAGAGGATTCGCTGCCGCGTCACGCCTTCGGCTTGTGGTGGTGCTGGCTTAGTGTGCTTCGCCTGTTGGCGTCGCGTCGCGCGATTCGACATGCTCCCCCGTCCAAAAAAAATAGTGGCTACCCGACAATGATCTGCCGGGTAGCCACCATTCTACCTATCGGTTAGGATGCGCCACCGATGAAGTGGTTGATGTGGGTTGCCTGTGGCAACTGACCGTCCACCCGGAGGATGGTTCGCAGGGTGACGAGATCCGTCGAGAACGCGAAATCCGTCGAGCTGTCGACACGAATGCCGCCGACCTGACGAACGTAGTAGCTCGGCAGGTGGCCGAAGATAACGCTCTTCACGGCCGTACCGGCGTCAGCCATTGCTGGGTTCTCGTAGAGCGGGAAGCCGAGCAACGTGTCGGGAGTGTTCTCGTTGAGGCGCGGCGCGAAAACGTAATTGCCGGCCGTGTCCTTCAACTTGCGGACAGCACCGATCGACTTGCCGTTCATCATGTATCCAGCACCCGGCAACATGCGCGCAGCGCCGTCGACCGAGTAGGCCAGATCGATCAGGTTGTCGGCGGTGAATGCACCAGTCGTACCCGTGCCACCAGTAACGCCGAGGGTCGAAGCGGTAACGATACCGTTCGGCTGCGTCGTGCCAGTACCAACGGTCAGAGCGTTGTTGACGTTGAAGCCAATGCCCTGTCCAACCTGGTCAGCAAGGAATCCGAGGATGTCCACACCGGAGTCTTCGATCATCTCGCGCGACACCTGCGTGAGGTACGAATACTTCCAAGCACCCATCGTGATGAATGCCGAGAAAGCCGGATCGCTCTCGCCAATGGCACCGGCCTCAGCAGCAATCGTTGCAGCCGAGTAGGTGTTGACGCGAGGGATCTGGAGGTTCTCGCCGCCGGCAGTCGTGATGACTGTCGAGGTCGTGAGCATCGGACCAACAAGGCGAGCCTTGAGGATGATCTCGTCGTAGAACGAAGTCGGCACAGGTGCGCCGGTGTTGGTCTTCAGAACGTCGCGCTTCTCAAACTCGATCGAGCGAACCTCGCCGCGAGCAAGCTTGCGGATAGCCTCGGCATCATCATCGTCGGAAGGTGCAACCTCGTCCGTGCGGACGCTGGCGGCAGCAACGTCGAGGCGCAATGCGCGCTCTTCGTCCTTCGTGATCTGCTCGATGACCTGGGCGCGCTTATCCATGTCCTCAGAAATGCGGTCGTAGATGACCGACTCTTCAGCAGTAAGGTCACGGGACTCGGCGGCAGCTGCGTCCAGCAGGTGCTTGGCCTCTTCCCATGCGTTCAGGCGCAATTCGTTCTGGCGCTTCAAGTAATCAGACATGCGGGGTGATCCTTTCAAGAATCAAAAAGTTTGGTCTAACGGATGTCCCGCGCGGCTCCGCATCGGGTGCGCCTGCCGCGGCTCCGCAGATCAGACAACCCCAATGGTAACAGCGCGAAAGTACGTCTAGACGCGAGAGAACAAAAGGTCGAGCTGCTTGCGCTTCATGTCGAGCGACGCCTGCACCTCAGCACCAATCGAAGTATCGGCGCGCAACTTCTGCACGACCGACTCGATCAGCATCGCAGCATCATCGTCCAGCATCTCGCCGGCCTCAAGTTTCGTGATCGCCGCGTCCAGCTGCGATACGTCGGCACCAGTAGCAGCGGCAAGGTTGTCGAGACTACGAACGCCGGCGCTCGTCGCCGTGTAGGCCGGGAAGGCCGTCACGATCGATACCTCATGCAAACGCACCTCGCGCAGTTCGCGGGTCGCACCATCGGGCGACCAGGTGTCGCCGCCGCTCGGAACGCTGAAGCCGAAACTCATCGAATCAACATCGCCGCGACGCATCAGGATAGCAAGATCCTTACCGTCCGTCGTCGGCGGCAAGTCTGCCTCAACGCGCAAGCCGTGAGCATCCTCAGAGAGTCGCAACGTACCAGCACGCTTCGACGCCAGCACCCGCGTCGTGTCGTGGTTGACGAACATCTTGATCTCGTTACGCGAAGAAAGCGAATTAGCAAACGCGCCCGGCGCGATGCGCTCAATGAACGGGAGCGGCTCAGATGCCGAGTTGAAGACGGCAGCGTACCCGGTGAAAGCCATCCCGTCACCTTCGCCGAGGTCGCGGATCTCAAACTCGTTGACGGTAATTCGGCGAGTCTCGACAGCAGTAGTCATAGCGTCAATGGTAGCACCGCGCGGTTCGCTCACGACAAACGCGCTGCGCTCCTCGGCTTTGATCTGCTCCGCCTTCAACGCGAACCAATCAATCGCCGGCTGCGGATTGAGCGCGTCAATCCCCCAAAGGTAGAACGCGACCGCGCCAGCGCCGGGGAATCCCTCAGCCTCGGGATCACGGTTATCCTCGGAATCAAGATCGACCAGGTGCCGAGCCGCCCACGCATTCGCGCGGACTACCTTGTCGGACGTAACCTGACCGTCAGCCATCAGACGCGCCTCGTTGATCGTGCGCTCCACAATGCCATCACCCGCAAGACCAGCGTCGTAATACTCCAAGCCCTGCTCGGCTGCTTCCATGATGTAATCGGGAAGCATCAGATCGACCGCACGATTGAGCATCTGCGGCAACTCTTTCGGATCAACACCAGATGGCGCCAGCACCGTGACGCCGATGCGCGCATACTCAGCACGCACATTCGCATTGTTCTCAATTGCCAGCTCTACATTCCAGTTGACAAACAAGTTCTTCATCACGGCTGCCTTATAGACAACCTCTGGCGTGCGATCGCCACGCATCTGAAGCAGCTCGTAATCGACGCCAATAGCGTCTAGTTGCGCGATCGTTTCATCGCGACGCGCTTCCCTACGCGCAGTCACAATCAGAACCGCGCCGTCATATTCCTTGACGAAGGCGACGACGTTCTCAATCGGATCGCCACTCAGCGCGATCAGCGTATCGTCAATGTCAACGACGATAGCCGCGGGACCGTTCAGATCGCGCTCGCCACCCGGTTGCATATCCTCGGCGAGCGACACGGCAACCATCTGGTCAACCGCGTCTTGCTTCGATGCGTGACACCCGATCGTCAGCAGCGCGCCGTCTTCCTCTTTGACGGTCGCCCACCCGTCACAATCGTCTTGCTGATCGCTAATGAAGTACGGCATGTCTATCCCATCCTCTGAATCATCACGCTAACAGAGTTGGTGTTCGACGAGATCCCCCACAAGCCCTCACCGGGATTGAGCGTGATCTGACGCTCCTCTTTGCCGTCCAAGTGAACGCCAGTCGAGGTTGTCACGTCGGAAGCACCAATGAATACTTGCTGGCTGGCCTCGTTATTGTGAACCGTCACGCGCTGCGATTGTGCATTAGCAGCACACAAAAGCGTTGCCGCCGTTGTCACGCTGATCTGCGCCGTCGTCATCGTCACGGTGCCACCGGATACGCCGCCGCTGGATCTTCTGGGTCAACCTGCGCGATACCTTGCAGCTGCACGGACGGTAGACCAGTATGCGGCAACGCGTCTAAGCCGAGCGATGCGAGCGTTGCGGACGGATCGAAACCAGCCTGCACCAGCTTCACCGCGATCGATGTCTTTTTCTCCAGCTCGGTTAGGTTCGCCGCAGCCAGATCGACGTTCGCGAGCGGCACGCGGTACACGTCGCCGCCATCCGCCGGCGGCATGTCCTCTAGCCGATGGATGTCATTGATCGAAAGGAAGCCCGACTGGATTCCGGTCGAGAACGATGCGTACCGGCTAGCCTGGTCGCCGCGCAGTAAGCCGTCGACGTTGATCTTCAGGAAGGCATCGCCGGGGATCAGGTTGCTGTAGGCATCTTCGATCTTGACGATGTACGGGCGCAGGCAGTACGTCACGAAGTGGATGCCGTTCATCTCGACGCTCGCGTATGACATCGCGCCCGGAGTCGTCACACCCAGCAACGCCGGCGGACAACGGAACGCGCGCGCAATCTCCTCGGTGCTGTACTGGCGAGACTCCAACATCTGCGCCTCGTTAGGCGCCGCCGATGTCTGCGAATACTTCGCGCCACCAAACAGGACGCCGGGACGATGCGACCGGCGAACCGACCGGTGCTGCTCCTCAAAAGAGTCGCTTAGGTCTTTTGCTTGCTCGCGCGTCAGCGCGCCCGGAAACTCAATCACGCCTCCCAGCGTGCTGCCCTGCCCGAAGAACAACTGGGCGAACGTGTCCAGCGCGCGACCCAGCCCGAGCGTGTCGCGGATCAGATCGATCCGGCTGCGTCCCCGCAACTCGCCCGGAAGGAGCAACTCGGTCAGGTGCATCATCTCATCATGCGGAACAATCTCGCGACCATTGTCGATCGAATACTCCACGCGACGCGTGACGTTGTTGCGCTGAACCTCAACCTTGCGTGGGTTCAAGACGACTAGACCAGCGATGCCCTGATCGTCACGCAAGATCCGAATGAAGGCGTTACCGTTCATCAGCAGCGAGATCAGTACCTGCGAGAAATGCGTCGTGCGCGACATGCCAACCTCCGGCAAGTCGAGCCAGACCGGGCGCGGATACGGGATGCGCTCGGTGCCATCGCGGCGGAACGTGTCGATCGGTAGCGTCGAGATCGAATCGGCAATCAGGCGGACGCACGCGTAGACGGTGCCGAGCTTCAGCGCCTCGTCTTGATTCATCGTGACACCGGAGTTGGTCGTCAATGCAAGGGAGTCGCCCGATGCGAAGATAGTCTGGAACGAGATCGATCGTTCCTCGGAATCATTACGCCTGAACAGTCCGCCTAGCATTCTCAGTTCCTCTCAATTGCTACAGCGAACGCGATCATAAACGTCCCGAATAGGATGATTCCTGCCGGCACGAACACCAGCCCGACACCAGCCGAGACAATGATCGCACCTAGCACTTGTACTAGTATGATAGCCGCCCTAAAACGCAAAGAATCCCGGCGCACTTTGCTCCCCCTCAGTTTGTAGAATAGCCCCATAGTTAGCCATCACCGCAGCGACCAGCGCATCGATGCGTTGACGCTGACGGATCTTGGAAATCTTCCATCCTCTATCCGTCTGCGCGGCGGCAGTTGAAAGTACGTGAGCCGCAAGCTCAGAATCGTTCCCCGCGTGAATGATGCGCCCCTCGCCAAGCATTGAATACCACGCCTGGTACGCGTCCGCCATGATCGCCGACGACTGGACCATCGTCACCATCGTCACGCCCTCCTCGTCGAGCGCCTGCGCGGATCGCTCGAAGAAACGCGGATCATAAAAGACGCCGGCGACCGCGTAACGTGCCGTCAGTTCTCGAAGGTGCGCCTCCACGTCGGCGAGGTCAACATTCTTGCCCGGTTGTGGAGTCCATATCTTCGCCTCGATCAGCACCTTCTCATCGTCCGGGCGCTGGTACGCCACGACGCACGCCGTCGCATCATGCACGATCCCGACATCGATGCCGATCGAAACGCGCGCACCGTCGGGGATCTTCGCGTCGCGTTCGATTGCGTTGTTCCACCAGTCGGCGCTGATCCATGCTGACGAGCCTGCGACCCAAACGCAGCCGTGAAGTTGTAGCACTTCCTCGACGGAGAGCTCGGGGTTGTTTGCTTGGCGCTGGAGGTAATCGTCCGTGATCCACGATGCGGGATTCGCCAGCCGCATATTCGCGATGTCAGTTGGATCTTTCGTTGGCGCGCTGTAGTTGTAGATCAGCGTTGCCGCGTCATGGTTCCGGCTGATCGTCAGACCGGGGATCTTCTCCACGTCACCGACGGCTTCGTTGCGGTTGACCATCCTGCCGAGGATCGACTCGTCGCGCTCGTTGGCATCGCCGGCGGTCGTGATCGTGAACGTCTGCGTCTTCTTGCGAGCGCCACCACCCGTCGTCAACGCAGCCCACGCCTTGCGTTGCATCGGCTTCGTCCACGCATGCAGCTCGTCAGCCACTACCAGGCTTGGACTGTAGCCGTGCAGCGTGTTCGGGTCCGACGCCATGCGGAGAATCTTGCCGCCACCATCAGCGCGAGCGATCTCGCCGATGTAATCGCGGAGAACCACCTGCGCTGCCAGCTCTGGATTCTTGCGGATGTACGCGGTGCAAGCATCAAACAATCTCCCAGCCTGCTTATCGCTTGCGGCTGCCAGCAGGATCTCCGGCTGGGTATCGTCGGTCAGCAAACTGTAGAGCGCGTAGGCAGCAAGTAGCGCGGTCTTGCCATTCTTGCGACTAACGCAGAGGGCAACGCTCGACCACTTCGGCGTCAGCCCGTCAGCGGATTCCATCGCCAGAGCCTCGCCCATGAAGTCGATCTGCCACGGCTCCAGAATGAGCGGCTCATTAGCAAACTGGTCAATCGACTGGACGAGGTACGCCTCGCACCACCACGCGAAATGATCGACGCGGCTACCCGTCGAATACTTGACCCACGCCGGCTTCGGCTTCGCAGCGGTGCGCGCCACTAGCCCGCACGCTTCGCAATCGTAACCAGCGGAGGCGGCGCTTTATCACGCGACGACGATGCGCCAGGTGGACGACCGACCGGACGCTTCTCCTTATCGGCACCCGGCAGCAGACCGAGCTCCTTACCAGCCCGAGCCGCGGCAACCTCAGACGACTCGATCATCTTGACCAGCGGATGCGGAGCAGCTGCACCGTTCGGATAGATCATCAGCGCCGGCGATCCAGCGTCAGCCCACTCGGTACGGGCAAATGCAACCATGTCAATCGCACGCGCAAACCGCACGATGGCGTGTTCGTACTTCTGCCAGTCGGGCAAGTTGCAGACCTGCTCGACCGCCAGCAGAAACGCGTGAGCGCCCTCGCTTTTGAGATCCGACGGCGCGGCGAGATCCAGCGCCTTCGCACCGAGCGGCGAAACCGGGTGCGTGGACGCAGTTTCTTGCTCAGAAACGT